AATACTGCTGTAGCCGCAGCCGCAGTACCACCAGCAGAAGTATGTGCTGATGAAGGTATCGCAGACCCGGTATAAACCGTACCTACTGTTACATTTTCAATCTTAATCTCCCTTACAGGAGTGTCCGTTAAAACTATTCTTAACGTATTATCTTCTTTGTTTTCTTTTCTCCATGCCATTGTTTGTTCCAATGTAGGAGAAGGATTCAGAGCAGGAGCAGCGTATATTCCACTATCTCCATTTGTGAAACTTCTGTCCGCTAAAACCGTCTCATTCACAACGACTCCAGTACCCGCCGTACCACCAAGTGCTAACAAGCCTATAGCCATTTGTGGACTTAATCCCATCATTCTCAAGAAAGAATAAGGAGACATTACAATTTTAAAGGCTGTTTTCCATTTCGCTGATTCAGAATTTAAATATTCTATCTTAACCAGCAGCCAGTTTCTCCAGACTGTTATTTTTCGATACGCTTTAATTGGTGATCTTACAATAACCATCGGTGTAGCTTTAATAGTCTTCCACCACGCTTTAAAATTACCTACGTGCAATAATAATCCAAGAACAATTAAACCTGACGATGCAGAAATTGTAGGTATTATATTTGCCTGTAAATAAATAACAAAATCAAATAATTTATTCGCTATACTAAGCTGTATATAAGGGGCAAGTGTCGGAATCGGATTAATGTATGAACATATTAATCCAAAACTCCCCATTAATACTAATAATGCTGTATTTACCACTCCCAATGTTTTAGTCATCTGCTTAACAGGTATCTTTACTTTTGGTAGGGTAATGTTTGGCGAGCTAAAACTAATCTTAAGTAACTTAATAGTCGGTATTTTAATTTCAGGTATTGCTATAACTGATAAAATACTCTTTAAAAACCGTTGTATCATGTTCTCACCTCGCTTTCAGTACTAGGAATAGATAAATTCCCTATTTTATTATACTAGATAACTCAGAATTATGCAATTTCACAGGCACTCCAGTCACAAGATAAACACTTATGACAACCACTCTCATAAATAATCTTTGGGTTTTCGCAACAATCAAATGTTACATCCTCATTTTTAATCCCTTTCACAAGAATTTCTTTCTCTCGACTTCCAGCCCTATAAACAGTAATACCTTTACATTCTGTTTTCCATGCCAACATATACGTATCCCATACATCCTGTACTGTTGCATCATTAGGCATATTAATAGTTTTAGATATACCTGAATCAACATATGATTGAAAAGCTGCTTGCATTAAAACATGTTCTTCAGGAAGTAATTCTGGTGATGTAATATAAATCTCCTTTATATCATTCGGAACATCAGTTCGATCCTGCAAACTACCACCCTCAGCTAAATACGTCATAAGGTCTTCAGAATAGAATTCACGATCTTTAGCTTCTTGTTCAAAGTATTTATTAACGTACGTTAAAGTTTGAGCTTCTCCAGTTTCCTCTTTTAAAATATTCTGTTTTCTCCACGCTAAGGCAAAAGTGGGTTCAATACCTGATGAACAATCTGCTAACATGGAAATGGTTCCCGTTGGTGCAACAGTCATGCGACAAGCATTTCTATATGTTTCAGTTACATGATCAAAAGAACTTTGTTCCCATGCAGGAAAAGTTCCCCGTCTTGCTGCAAGATCAAGAGATGCTAGATCAGCTTCTTGTGTTATGAATTGTATGAGTATCCCTGCGATCTTTCGTGCATCTTCACTATTATAAGACACTCTTAATTGTATAAGTAAGTCAGCAAATCCCATAATTCCCACCCCAATTTTCCGTGTCGATTTAGTCATCTGTTCAATTTCAGGGGTGGCATAATAATTTGCATCAATTACATTATCTAAAAAGTTAGTAGCTAATTTTGTAACTTTAGCTAATCGTTGCCAGTTGATGTGTTCTTCCCATGATGTATCTATATTCTCCGACACAAGTCCCGATGCGTCATAGCTAGGTACTGATCTATAGAATTTAGCTACATTAATTGATCCTAAATTACAGGACTCGTTTCCAAGAAGTGGTTGTTCACCACACGGATTAGTTGCAATCATTTCTCCATATTGTTCTGAAACTTTATTATCTTTATTAACTTCGTCTAAGAAAATCATTCCGGGTTCTCCGTTCCTCCACGCCCCCTCAACAATTTTTGTAAATACGTATCGAGCTGATAACATATCAACTAGATGATTAGTGTGTGGATCAATTAATCCATACGACATGTCATGTTCAACCATTTTCATCCATCGAGAGTCAACACCAACAGAAATATTAAAATTATGAATATCCCCTTCAGTTGCTTTACAGTCAATAAAATTAAGGATATCGGGATGATAAACTGACATGACTGCCATATTAGCACCGTCTCGTTTTCCTGCTTGTGTTACCATAGAAGATACTCGTGAAAGTGTTTTTAATACTTCAATAGGGCCACATGCCTTACCATGAGTAGTTTTAATACTGGTTCCTGTAGGACGTAAACGGGATAATGAAAATCCTGTTCCTCCTCCAAACTTTTGAACCATCGCCATATCTTGTGCCGTTTTCATAATCTCTTGCATACTATCCTCAAGAGGTAATACAAAACAAGCTGATAAAGTTCCTTGTTCAGTTCCAGCATTCATTAGAGTTGGAGAGTTAGGAATAAACTCTAACCGCTCCATTATATCTATAAACTCTTGTTTAAGTAAATCCTTTTCAACAGGTAAAGTAAAGTAATCATCTTCAACTTTCGCAATGGCTTCAGCCACCCGACTAAATAAAGCGTTTCCATCTTCAATAGTTTCCCCTTTAGTATTTTTTAGGTAGTAACGATTTCTCGCCACAGTTTCAGCATGTGGTTCTAACGTAGTTGTCATGTATAAAAATCCTCCTTAAAATTATCCTCGATATCCACAGTAGAGACATAAATTGTTTTCTGTAACCCAAAACGATTCGACACAGATGCCTTCTTGACAGTCAGGATTTGGAGCAGTTGCCCCAACTTGTTTTGTATCATTCCATGATAACTGAGTTTCTCCTGATTCTAAATCTTTTATTCCGTCTTTTTTGCCACGTAATGTGGCTTCTATTTGTACACTTGCCTTTGGTGCTGATTGTTCTCCGGGCGATACCGCCTCTAGCCAATCTGTAGCACTCCCTACTGTTGTATAAACATCTTGCGATAATTCATGACATGCTTGTAATGCCATTGCAACTGAGAAGAATGCGTCTCCGTGTCCCATAGGTGTTTCGGGTGCTTTCAATTCGTTACTTACAGATAAAATCTGCGATTTTTGTCGTTCATCTTGAAGCAGTTTTAAATTCCCAGAATGTACGAACTGCTCAAATATATGAGCCATCGTATTCTTAGATTTTAATGTAAACGACATGGAACGCCATTTATGGTCTAGTCCTCTATCTTCTAACTCTCCACGAGTATTGTCTATATATCCTCGTGTAATATTAAAATTTTCTGCCGCTTCGTTCAGATACTCTACTTGATCTGAATAACTCCAACCATCTAACCATGATTGATGTATCTGCTCTACTTTATCTCCAATCTTTCTGAAAATAACGAGATGTGATGGATGTCTCTTTTTCCCCACATCAAACCCAGCGAATATTTGTTCGTCAACCGACTCTGTATACGGTTTAGTTGTAGGTAAATTCCTCAACTCTGGGTCTTCTAATTTTTCTATATCCTCTGTATTAAAATATGATTCAGTTGAAAAATGGGGTACTAACAAAAACTCGGAAGCAAACGATTTAGGTCGTGCCTTCTGTTGTGTTAATAACCAATCTTCTGAATATAACTCTGGCATTAGAACTCGCCTATTTGGAGCGGGGTCTAAAGCTGGTAATATTCTTGATTTAAATCTATCATCTTTCTGCAATACTGTCAAGAGGTCACCCGGCATCATAGGTGTTCCTAATACAATTGTAGGAACTCCTTTAAGCGGAATGAATAAACTCTCTGTCATAAAGTGATCCTCTACTTTTGTAATCTGTCCCATGTTCAAAGGGTTTTCAGGATCACGTAAAACGTCATCAGCAATTAAGGCTCCATTAACATGTAAACCTCTTTTAAAAGAAAATAATCCTCCATGCATAATTTCAATTGGTTTATTTTGTAAATAATACCTACATGAATAATCAGCTTTTGGAGTTCTATTTACCATCATTTCTGAAAGAATAGGGTTTCTTGCGATCTCCTTATTAATTTCAGAGATATGATATTTAGCCATACCATCACTATATGATAAGTATAAAACTGCCATGTCTCGTGTAGACTGTAACAATCTCCAAACACTAAAGGCATGTCCTAATATAGTTGACTTAAAATGAAACCGTGGTAACACAGCTACATAATTTAAATCTTCCTGTAAACATTGTTCTATATCCTCTGCAATAACTCCTATATGCCAAGCTTTAAAATATTCGGGATGATCGAATCCTTGTGACCAAATATCCCGTAAAAACTCCCAAAAACTACCGACACGAGTTGACGTATGGGTCGTTAAGCCCTCCGATAATAATTCAAAAGCTTTGCTAAAAGTTGTTACATCATTTGGTTTAACCATCTCCATCCTTTTGTACTAATGTTTTTAATTTAAAAGCTACTCGTTGTAGCAAATCTGGGTCTTGAATCTCGTCAATTAATACTGACATAACATCCTGTACAAATTGAAGATTAATTAAACCTTCCATTACATGCCGCTCCCCTTGAATACTTAAATCCAATGCTTTAGCGGCATCAAAAGCACGATTAAAATTTAAAGTCCCTAATTCATTTACAGCTTTGTGTCGTAGAGCTTCATACTCATTTAAATGCTCTTCTTGTAATCTAGCGTATCGCTGTGTTTCGGACTCTTGTACTTTTGTTATAGCATTAGCACGGGTGGCTAATTTAGTATCCTTCCACCCGTCTAACTTAATCCATGAATAAACTGTTGAAGTTGCTACCTTCACATTAAATTCTTTACTTAGTTTGTCAGAGATAGTATCTGCGGTATTATCTCCTGATAAATATAACTCTAACGCTTTAAGTTTAACCTCTTCAGGTAATTTCTTAGGCATTTACCTTGCTCCAAATGTTTCAGTACCACCATACTTATCCGCAGATTGAGAATCTATGTTTCCACCATACGGTGAACCGTCCGATTGCATAAGCCTAGAGAAATCTATGTGGCCTAACTTGCCGTTTTTCGCTGCAACATAACAATAAGGTACATCTACTTTACCACCTGATGTATTTCGTACAGTTTTAAACTTTAATACTATCTCATCTTCTCGTCCGCATATTCGTGAGAATACTGCTTCCTGTTCATTAATTGGTTTATAGTTTTTATTTCCTTGAACTGTTCCATAAGTTCGTTGATAATCCTCGATTCTACGATTCCAAAAACAATCTTTAAAGTCACACCAAACTATCTTACCATATTCTTTTTTCATATCCTCTTCAGTTACCCCTTCAGGTAATCTATCTTCGTATTCCAACCGTTCATGATATTCTTCATTGTATTGAATTCTTATCTGATCTGGGCTATTCTTTGGTTCCATTTATATCCTCCTGTTTCTTCCATAATGCAATACACGCTGCGTCTGCAAAGTCTTGTTCTGTAAACACTTCACCCCACTTATCTATTGCATACTGTTTAATTTCTTTTTTAGAAGCGTTTCCCTTTCCTACAATATCCTTTTTCCATTTTGTGTTGTCTACAAAACAACAATCAATTTCTAATATATCACAGACAAAACGGACAACTCCAATTACTGAAGCGATGGAAATAGTAGCCTTTGGATTTTGTATGAAGATGGCTGATTCTACAGCCGCTAACATATTATTCCTTAATAAAAGGGTATGTTTTATTGTACTAAGTTCGGCTAAAAATTCCCTACTAAATTGGTGAAACCGCCCCTCAAAATCTTTTGATTTACTACCCCATTTATATTGAGCAATAATCTCTTCATTCTGATCAATCACTACGCCATGAATTGCTTTACTAGAACAATCTAAACCTAAATAATATTTATTAATTATTTCTTGATTCGCCATATGTCCTCAAGGTTACTATCCTAGAGACGGCATCATAAGCTGATTTATAAGCATTTAATACCCCACCCATTTTCTGGTGTAAAGCTGCTTGTTCTATCACTTCTTGGCGTAGTTCTTTTAGTGAAGCATACCTACTTAATGCTGCTCCCCTAACTTCTTCCCTAGTTAATTTTTTATGTCCTTCTTCTTCTCGTTCTTCTGCTATTCTATAAATAGCGGTGGCATAACCTTCTTCAAAAGCTGCTTCTAAAGCTTTACGTTTGGCTTCACAATCAGCAACTTGTGCTTCTAAATATGCTTTATACCCTCCGTAAGCAATTAAGAACTCTTCTAATTTACGATTATCTTGATTCATTAAATTTGCAAACTCTAAATCGTCTCTATCAGATAAATCTGTTTTGAACTCTGGAACATTTAATGTTCGTAATTCATTTTCTGCATTTGCTAACGCTTTAATTGGACTCCATGTTGTTTGCTTTGTTTCTATTTTCATCTTTTACCTCCCTACAAGCACAATAAAATTCTCCTGTACATGTAATAGGAACTTCATTAGGAGTCATATTCATAATACGAATACATCTTTCTAATACCTCATCCCATATTTTCTTGTCTTTCGTTACTTTAAAGGCTTTCATATCTTGATCATTTTTATTTTCATATACAACTATACCATTCTTTAAACCTATTAGATTTAAATATATTTGTAATTGTATCGTATGTTCGGGTTTAGGTTTATCAATTAAATTCTCAAACCCTCGTGTATTAATAGTTTTTAATTCAACTATAGCTCTATCAACATCTTTATACCGTATAAGAAAGTCGTACCGTCCTGAAATAGGAGGGTTGTCAAATTTTAATGTTTGCTCCGCAGCTATAAATAACCCGGCTTTCCTTAAATATTTCTCCATCCTAGTCTCAAAAGCTCCACCTGTATCAAAAACACGTTGCGTTTGTGGATTAATTTTCTGTGTTGGTAGTCCGCCATGATAGGCAAAATATAAATACCTATCACATGGATTACCTAATGCTGATGGGTAGAATTTCTGAACCGCCTTCCACGGTCTACTGTATCCTAGTACATTATCTATCTGTTTTAAAAACCATCTATCTTGATTTATTACTCGTGGCTTAGAAGATTTAGCTCGTGGCTTCTTTTTCTTCTGTTGCTTCACAAGTTGTTTAATGCTTGCCATAAAACTTCCTTAATTTCCTCCTTCTTTGTTTCTTTAATATGCAGTACATTCTTTATTTGTGCTATCTGCATTAATTCCATATCTCGTTTAGTGTCTCTTTTTTTAAGATGACCATAAACACCGTCAGCCTCGATAACTAATCCAAGCTCTGCGATCCAAAAATCAACAATATAATTAATGAATGAGTACTGCGTATCATAACGCAAACCAGACTCATCTAATAAATGTTGTATATGTCTCTCTTGTTCAGTATGGTCTTTAGGTCGCAAGTTCACTTTTAAGTACCTCAAACAACTCAGGATTTTCTGAGAATAATTTACGTACTCCGTTCAAACCCATAGCTTTCTGGTCTTTATAAGTATACCACGGGCCAGCTTGGGTAATCAACTTGGCTTCAATCCCGTCTCTAATGTAGCTTTCGGTAACATCTATGCCACCTTCTACTCTAAAGGGTACAGTAGCGGAGTTCCAATTCTCTCCCCCAACTTTACTTTTACGTAAACGAACTTCCATGTCAAAACCTACATTTTGTGTACCCTCTTTAATCCAACCACTCCTCCTAACTTGTAGTAAGAAATGGGCAAAGAAGGCTTGAGCTAATCCACCGGGCATATTATCTAAAGCTACCGGCCCTATACTACTTCTAACTTGATTAATTGCTACTAAAGCAGAACCATGTTTTAGATTGGGTAGTATTCTCGGCAAAGAACTGTTTACAAATCGTGCTTGCCAAGCCATTGGATTATAAGAAAAGTCTTCATTATGGACAGCTGTAGGTACAAGTCCTGCAATACTGTCCAAAACTATAACATCTACTCCTGATCTCATTAATTCTCTAGTAGTATCCATTGCTTCCTCACCATTAATTGGTTGGGCTACCATAACTTTAGATGCATCTATACCACATCTCTCGACCCAAGCTGAGTCCCAAGATAGTTCGGTATCTATCCATGCTGTAGTCCCCCCATTTTTCTGGGCGTTTGCGACAACTTGAGATGCTAAATATGACTTGCCTACGTTAGTTGGCCCGTACAAAATAGTCATTCTCTTTTTAGGTATGCCACCACCAGTAAGATTATCAAGAACAGGGATATTGAAAGGAATTCTTCCAAAAGAAAATTCATCGCTATTACCCCTCCTTAAATTCATTGTTTTATTTTGTAATAGAGATTCTATTACTTCTTCAGCACTATTTTTCATTTAAGCCTCCTTACGTTGATGAATTGCTTCTGCCCATGCAAAATATACAGCACAGGCTTGAATAATCTCCTCATACATATTATCATCATCCTGCTCCCAAATAGCTCGTGCTACCTCTCCATTCTCTTCGGTTGCTATAACATTCCAATATTCATCAGAATGTCCTGATTGGTTACCGTACATTAGGTCTTGACGTTCTCTTTCTCCTAAGACTGCTTCTAAAACTATTGCTCTAGTAACCTCGTTTTTAATTATTTGATCCTTCATCTAATACCTCTATTATTTTATTATCGACTTCTTCCTTCATATACCCCCAAATTTGATTAGCGGTATCTTTAACCTCAGCTAACTGTACGTCAACCGGGACTCCGGTATCGATTTGATCTACATTTACATCTATACGAGCATATTGATTTGTACTCAAGTCTCCTATACGAAATGTAAACCCTAAATGCATACTTACTTTTGCCATACTATTCCTCCTCTAATTTATATGTAAAACAATTTCTTTGTAACATTAAACCAATTATAGCATATCCTGCCAAATCAGTAAAGCTATCTTCTATCGCTTCGTGTTTAGGTTGCTTTGCTTCCCACAATAGATGTTTCAATCTACCTATTTTATCCCATAGGCGGACGATTAAGCCCTGTTCTTTGAAAACTAATATGTTATCAGGGCCATAGTCTTTATGCTTCTCTATGACCGTCCTAGCCACCTCTAAAGCGATGTTACGACATGCCTGATCAAAGGTTTCATCACTCTGACGCATCTTCTTTCTCCCATTTTTGAACCTTATTTAATACATAAACATGTAGGTCTGCTCCAAGTCCTGATGCAAAAGCAGCTAAACGTACTACATTATCTAATGTTTCTGAATATAATTCCTTATGTCCTTTACTAGTTTCGTCTGCTCTATACCACAAATCTTGAATCTCTCCTATCCTAGCATGTAAATCCTGTATTTTTGTAGCTATTTCTAATTTATCTCCCCATTGAGAATTATCTTTTAAAGACGCTGTTCCATGTGGTGTATTAACTTTTTCTGTCATATGGATAACTACTTTCTTTATATTCTATTGGATGTGGAATGGCATCTATCTCTGTTTTTAAATCCTTATATTCTTTATAACGTTTATTAGCTTTATAGGTAGCGTATACACCTCCAACTATTCCAGCCGCTCCACCGATTACTCCTGCAACAATCCCAACTATTTTTGTCTTTTTCATATTATTACTCCCAATCTATATAATTTTCGCATGATTCTTTTACGACTGCTTCATACATAAAGTCTTTTTTCGTTGCCCATGATGGCGAACACTTCTCCATATCAACATATAAAGGTATATCTAAACTATTTTCTTCTAATAATGATTTAATATGATTAGGAACCTCTTCTAATTCAGAGTTATCTATCTCACAAATAATCTCATCATGTACTTGCAACAACATATTACTCTTCTTATCGGCTAGATAAGCAGATACTGCAATCATTCGTTCACTTAAAATGTCTGCACTTGTACCTTGAACAAGATAATTAACTCCTTTATAACCTAACTCTTTCTTAATTCTATATAATCGTCCGTATCTATTGCGTATCCACCCTCTATTCTCCACAGTACTAACGACAGAATCAAAGAATTCTTTTGATCCTTTCAATCCTGCAAAGTATTGTTTCTTATATCGCCCTGCTTCAATTGGAGTCGTTCCTAACTGTACGGCTAACTTATTTCGCCCAATTCCATATATAGTTCCAAACGTAATAGCCTTAGCCATCTGTCTATAAAATTTAAAATCTTTAGATTCTTCCTCTACATTGAAAGCTAATTTTGCTGCTTCCCCATGAAAATCAGTATCTGATCTTTTTAAGAGTTCATCAATCTCATCATTCTTCAAATAACTCAGAAAAACCCTAACTTCCATTTGCGAATAGTCAAAACCAACTAGGGTTTTGTTTGGACGAGATATAAACAATCTACGTATAGCTATCTGAGTCTTATCTTTCTCATCATAGTATTCATCCCCTAAATAACCCCACGTTTGAATAACTTTATCCGATAATTCAGTTTGCGTTGTTCCACCTTTAGAAGCTATCAATGCCGATACTCTAGTTCGTACATCTCGTAATTGATCACTTGATAACTCTTCATTAGATAATTTGAAGTAATTACGTGGAATATTTTGAAGGTTGGGTTCACGAGAAGATAATCTTCCAGTTAAGGTTCCCCAATTACAAAAGGATGTATGCATAACAGGTTTTTCTAAATATGGTTCTATATAAGTAGATCGTAATTTCTCTAGTGTTCTGTATTGTCTAACTAATCCTGCGAGTGGATGATTAATTTGAATTAATGCTGCTTCACCCCAAGATTGTTTCCCTTTTGGTGTCTTTTCAGGAGAAAAAATACCGTTATCATTAAAGATTTCTCCTAGTTGTGCTGTACTATTTATATTAAACTCTCCAACATCTTTATATATTTGAGTTTCAATCTCCCCTTTTCGTTGTTCTATTTTACTCATTACTTGTTCTGCATATTTATTATCTATTGAAATGCCAGCATCTTCCATATTAAATAAAACTTTCGTTAAAGCTTTTTCCATATCAAAAATCTTAATTTGATCCGTGGATTGTAACTTTGCTAATCGATCTCTATATAATTTCTCAGTCCATTCAACATCTTTTATGCAATAAGGGCCGAGTATGTCTGGCGGTGCTAACGAAAAGTCTTTATTCCATTTATTAGATCGTAATATTTTCTTTGTTTCAATATCATAAGCTCCTGCTTCTTCACCATAACTACGTTTTAAAGTACTTGTTAAATCTAAATCCTTTACTACAGCGGGTTCTGTTAATCTAACCATTACTAATACATCAATTAATTCAATATTAGTTACATCTAAACCTTCCTGTTCTAAGAAATGTAAATCAAATTTAATGTTGTAACCAATTAAAACCTCTCTCTGGTTCATATATTGCATAAGATCAATTAAGAATTTAGGAAGTAGGTTTATTCCTTGTTGATGTCTAAAGGGGAAGTAATATGCGGAACTATTTATGCCTTCGCAATTCAATGCTATGCCAATACCGCATATTTGATTCATCCCAAAATAATCTAATCCATTTGTTTCTACGTCTACTATCCATGTATTAGAGGAGAGTAAATTATCCATAGCTTCTTTATATTTTTGTTCATTATCAACTATCATTTATTCTCCTTGGTGGGCTTTCAGGTGTAGCCCTCCCAGCAAGCCTTGCCACGAAAGAGCAGTAAAATCCCTTTAAACCTTGCTCCGTATCTTGTCTGCTCATATTAACTGAACAAATTTTCTTTGTCAGTCGTAAGGTTCACGACTTCGGCATTAGTTACTCCGTTTAAAGACGGAGCGGGATTACCACTATATCGTTCCCTAAAGTACCCTTTAATAGTAGGCAAGTCGTCTACTTCTGCCAATTTATCGTCAGGTATTTCCTCACCACGAGCAGTTGCTGCTAGTGTGTAGGACGTATCATACATTCCAGTACCAGTTCTTTTAATTCTCAGTACACCTTTATTCAAGGTTCCCCAATCATTGTAAATATCAACCAACTGGTTCCATATGTAATTTGATCGTCCAAAGGTTAAAGCAACAACTCTGAAATCATTAACTTCTTCCTTATATAGTTTTCTTCCACTTGGCCCCTGTATTTCCATCCATGACTCGTTTCGTCTTTCTGGATGCAGGATTTCATGTACATATGCCCAAAAAGCAAACTTATGAGCGGGTCTAGTGTTTTCAGGGATATCACTAGTGTCTACTCCATCGTCAGATAGTTTATTTGTCCAACGATTATCCACTCTATACGTATACATATATATTTCATCAAACTTCTCATCACCTTCTTCGCCTGTTGCGACGGGTGATAGAAATGCTTGATCTCCATCTCTAAACCAAACTTCTCTTCCGGGAGTTCCTCCCCCCGAATTTCCACTTCCTGCGTTCTCTTGTTTTTGTGCTATTCTTGATATACCACTTGTCATAATAAATTCCTCCTTATATTACCAAAATGTTCTTGTGTTTATTATTTGTTGTAACTGTTCTTTATTTCTAATGTCCTGCACATCTTTATATTCAGTTGGCAACTGCGTATATGATACCACAAAGCGTTTGGAGATGCAAGCACTAATTTTCTCGCTTCCCATTCTCCCTGCCTCATCATTATCTAAACATAATACTAATTCATTTGTTGGTAGTTTCACTAAAAGTTCCTCTTGGATTTTAGACATATGCGCCCCTAATAATGCTACAGAGTTAAAACCATTTTGATTTAACCACATAGTATCCAGAGTACCTTCAGTAATACAGACAAAATCACACTTAGATATTTTATGACTGCCAAATAAAACCTTAGATTTCTTTAGACCCTTAGAATATAAATATTTGGGTTCTTGTTTATATTGTCGGGTTACCCATCCCACTTCTCTATTAGCAACATCATGAATGG